TATGATTGCACAGCGTCTTCGGTCGTGTTCGTCTTAAACTGAACGCCGCGCAATGCATCATTTGTATTGGTAATGCGATTAACTGCCGCTAGGATAGGTTCTTTATCGAAAAGCTTTTCATAATGTGCAGCTGGTGGCGCCAACGCCTCAATACACTTGGAGATTTCAAGTTCTCCAGCAGCGATGCCAATAGCGTGCTTACCTCGCTTAGTTTCACCTCGCAAGGCCGAGACAAACTTCTCAGCCTCATCCCTCTTGATTTTGTCGGAGTTATAAAAGAAATAATCGAAAATCGACCGACGTATACGTGCCTGTTGTCGTGTGATGTCGTTAATTTCGTCCTGCTGATCAAGAACGTACGCTGTCTCACCGGCACTGATAGTCCCTCCCGTACTCATAACAAATGATACAATGAAGTATGGATAAAATCGCGTTATCCCAAGAGGATCGTCCCAGACCCAGATAGGCCAGGCCCAGTCTTGAGCACTGTACAGAAAAAGCCTCCTCGTAGGCTTGTCCCAGAAAAACCAGCACTCTGTATAATACATGTTGATATAAGCCGTACGCTCGTCTTCCGTATAGCTCGTCGGTACGTTGCCACGGGTATTGATCGCCTCCATAACAAGACCGACGCCATCGTCACGGTTGCCTCCCTCTCCTGTAACGAACCGTGCTTTATGCGTCGGCTTATAGACAAGCACACGATTTGTATTGGCGTAGTCATCGTCTTCCTCCTCACCATCGGGCGTCTTCGTAAACCGCGCCGTGAGATAGTTAGTTTGGAAAAAGACGCGTTCCGCCATCCAACGGGCGTCCATCCCATCAGGTTCCTCGGCATATGGATCGACAACCAAATTGTGCGGCAGGACATTACCGAGGCTGAAACCTGAAGGTTCGAGGACTTCCATATTGCGTTCAAGAGCTTCGAACTCTCCATAAATCCTATCAACTTCCTCTTGCGTCTCGCACTGCGCAAGCTCCTGAGTCATACGCTCCATTTCCTGAAGCGCTAGCTCTTTAGAATCACTCTTACGCGTGAAGTTGAGTTTCAGAACGCCACAATTTGTAAGCAGCCCCATGCCTGCAGCTTTTTTGATGTGAGGCTTGGCGTTGAGACCGTCCTTACGCTTGAACAGACCATTAATAAGCGACTGCAGTGTCTGCAGGAACGGCTCATCAGATTCATCACTGGTGGAACACGTAATGTCAGGGTCTTTGCTATAAACGGCAGGCAACATCACATTCAAATTGCTAAATACTATATTCTCAGTGCCATCGCCACGCTTGAAAATGCCACGTGGCGTGTTCTGCGTACGCGATTGATCATGATTATAATAACGAAAAACCTCTTCCCAGATGTTATAGACATGCTCATATGCTGCCTGAGCCGCCTCAACCTTGCGTTGACACATCTTGCCAACGGCCTTGCCGACAGCGATCCGACTACCTTCATAAATCTGGAACAGCGGCTGCTTTTTCTCACGCGGCCTAACAGGCTTTATCGCCTCATTGATATCAAATAGATCGTAAAGGTCCGGGTTAGACATCGTGTGACTCACACAGTTAAATTCAGCTTCCGTCTTCTTTAAGCCCTCTATCAGCCAAGTTATTAACTCGCGAGACAGTGTTCTCAACCATGCGCGCCATATTATTCAAACTCTGCCCTTGAGCTTTCATGAACTCGTCAAGGCGTTGACCTTGTGCCAAAACCCTTTGATCCATCGCATTCATACGTTCTTCTTGCCGCCCTTGGGTCACCATGACAGTAACCATTTGCTTCATCTCAACTTCTAAACCTATCATCCTTTTGCTCAGATTGTTCACTGCATATACGAGCCCCCCGGCTCCGAATACCACCGCTCCTAGATTAAGCAGAACTGTCAGCCCTTCCCAGTTCATGTTGCTGCCTCATGTGCATATCCTCGCCTTTAGCACCGCGTTCTGCGAACAGTTACAAAGATAGGTCTTCTCATTTGCCGCCAACCTATTCTTTATTTCTGTAGTCGTTGATATAGAACCAACTCCCTTTTGGTTTGCTATCGGTTGATACGCACCACAAAAGGAATCACTTGGGTTCAAGTTGGCGCAAGAAGTCATCAGCAGACCCAGGCTTACTGGCAAAATCCTCAAGAGCCCTCTTGCCAAACTCCGTCTTCTGCATAACCTTTGCGCTTTCACGAGCCACCTCCTCATCAATACCGGCCTGTTTCGCTCGTTCATATCGCGTATTGTCGAGAATTAACCCAACAACCTTTAAAAGAGCGAGCGCTACTTGCATCCAGATAATCACGGCCTGGGAGTTCCCACCTGCTGCCCAGGTATTGTGACGTTGACCGGCGTTACATCGTTACGCGCCAAAGTCGGATCGGTCACCTCAACCTTGTACACTTCCGGCATGGATGCAACAGCCGTCACAATTGCCGCTTTACGTGTAGTCAAAACAGTCCAGACCAGACCACCCAGTGCCGCTACCGGACCGACGGCCTGCATAATGACAGTGATCCAAGTTCCAACTTCTGCAGGCGTCGACCATCCCATCGCCGTTACAACAGAACCAACGATTGTGAGTATCTGCTGAATAAACGCAACCTGTTGTGGCGTCATGTTACATCCCCTAAGCTACGTTTGTGTTTACGTCCATCTTCTCAGCAACTCTGAGAGCGTTGTCCCATCGATGCACAAGACCTTTCCAGAAGTTCGCACGATAACCAACAACGTGCCGTTCATAATCCTCACGAGCAGTTCGTAACGCATCGAGCAAGTCATCGGAGCTAAGCTTAGCAATAGCTGCACGCGTAATCGGACCAATTATACCATCATCTGGCACCTTCACTGCACGCTGCAAAATCCGAGCAGCACCGTGCAAACCACGATTAAAGATGCTATCGCGCAAGAAAAACTGAACACCTGGATCAGTATTCCACTTCTCGGCAGCGTCAGTATCTCGCGCGATAACTTCTTGAGCATATGCCTCAGCCTCATCAAACTTCTTTGCCTCTAAAAGCTCAACAAGGTGAGCACACTCTGCTGGATTATAGCGCTCATTGATACCAGCTACCTCGAAACGGCCACCACCATCGTTGGGCGGCAAGTGATAGACCATCAAATGGCCCTTCTTATCACGCCGCGCTTCAAAATCGACGATAGCTTTCGCTGCGAGGAGCCGGTTATCCATGGCACTACTCCGTGTGAGTCACACAATCAGCTAAGGCTGTGGCTCTGGAGCAGGAGGAGGAGTCGGCGCCGGCTGAGTAGTGCTATCAGTAGGCTTCGGGTTCTGGATAAGCGCTGCTGCCGCGGCCGACGATGCTGCATGTGCTTCGTCGAAGATCGCATCGACCTTAGCCTGATCATCCGGTGACAACGCACCACTCGTGACTGATGTAATCTTATCTCGGAGTTCGGCAATCAACGTGGCCAGACTAGCAACAAAACCACGAGTTTCGCGCACTGCGTCCAGAGACTCCTGTGTCGTACGGGCCATTGTATCCATCCTTCTTTCTAAGCGTCTCTGCTCCCGACGAATATCGGCAACATCTTCCTTAATCGCGAGAAGCGACGCATTCATCTCACGATAGAGCTTCAAAGTCTCATCACTCATCCAAACCATCTGTGTGACTCACACTCTATTGATAACGCCGATTAATCGATGCATTGTACTCTTCGGGCTCCATCTCACGCCAAAACGCCCATTCAGGTGGCAGCATCTTTGACGGAATAACAATCTCAGAAGCCTCTGGCAAATAAGACAGCATATATTTGAGAGTGTTCATAGCGTGATCATCTTTATCCTGCGGTTCGTCAATTTTCTCTCCGAATGGATTCTTTTTCCAGTAGTAATTCGTAATTTCGGTCTCGAACCACGTAAGATCATCGCAGGCGTATATCATAGGTCCATTAGGCTCCCCAGTCAACAAATGACGTGCTCCTATCTTATCGGCAAGATATGCATTGACTTTGGCTATACCAGACACAACGTCATTGAAACCGGGCCGCATATCTAAACCACCTTCGGCCAGGAGCTTGGCAATCGTTGTACCAGTCTCACGGTGCGCAACGACCTTTTTCCTGAATATGTCAGGGTCAGCAACGATCTGATCTTCAAAGTCAATCAAACCAGCGTATTTCAAGCGTATCTCAAAGACCTTAGACGGCTGCAGTGCGTAACTGAAATCTGGCAAATAAAATCCATCAATGAGAATCACACGTCCCCAGTCATCTACGAATCCCAACATGTAACAACTCGGCGACGTATTACCGAAATCATAACCTTCCAATGCACGTACACGAACATTGTTCTGCCGCAACTCTAACAGATAGTCCATAACATCCTTGCGTGACAAATGATGTACTTGCGGGTCAAAGTCTGGATGGACTAGCCCCTCATACGCCACCCACTTGCCTAGAACATAACGATCAAACATCTGACCTTTGTACGAAGTCTCAAGCGTCTGGATATAATCTGCATCGAGATTTCCCTTGTTAGCATAAACGTCACTCTCGTATAGTTCCATAATGGGCGCAGATGTTTCTTTATCGACAAGCAACTTATCGCTGAAGATGCCTTTGTCTTTCCACAATTTATATGGTGCAATCAATTCTCGATAGACCCAATTGCGCGTAGGATTGCAACCAATAAACAACATACGAGGACCAGACGCCGGCCAACTCATGATGTCGTCTTCTGACATACCTTTAGCTTCACGAAACGGAGTACTTCCTCGCAATCGGCCCAGTATGTCGAGGAAATCTTTATGCGTGATTTCCGGGTCTTCGATCTGATCAACGACTGCCCAATCATACGATGCCGATAAGAGATTCGAGACCGTGTTGCCGTCTTCGGTTGTCTTTCCTTTTTGACTGATGTACCGAAAGTGAATGGTCGTGCCGTCTTGCAAGATGCAAGTATTGTCATCTTTCGTAGGACGACGCTTGATCCAATTCTTGGGACACCATTTGAGAAAATCACGGCGCAACGTATCGTTCAGCCTAGGATAGGTCGACCGCCCCATCAGTCCTAAACTACCAGGATATAGCTTGCACAGTTTTAGCGCCTTAACAATCATTCCAGTGGATTTGCCATTGCCATAAGCACCACCGAATATACCAATTTTCGCACGACTGTTCTGGAAGCCTTCCTGAACAGAACCGCGCACCAGTTTGTAGTTTGGCATGTCGTGTGACTCACACAGTTAGATTTTTCCGCTTATCCTACGACTCAATGACGAGAGACTACTTCCACGCACGGTCTTCAAACGATTAACGCCAGGTCGTTGTCCAGACACTATCTGCACAATCGCTTGCGGCAGCCAGGCCGCTATCGTGTTCGCATTAACACCACGATTGATAGTCGCATTCTCTACTGGCGCAAACCATGCCATTCCGGAAATTGGCACTGGCAAAGTCGCAGGTGTTAGACTCAGCGCAGGAGACGTATCCATGCGTATGTTGAGGCCGTATCGATCCTGAGCTGGTTGATTAAGCCATCCAATAACTGAAGTGTCAACCACCGATCGGCCAAACGCAGGCGCATCGTCGCGTGGCACAGGACGTAATTTATACACGTCCGGGAACATGAAACTATAAACAACAGCAACAACGACTTGCTGTTGCGGAGCGTACACTTGAGAAGGATCGTTCAAAATCAAGTGTCTAAACGGGAACATGTCAATCGGCGTCATCCATGCAATGCCATCAATCCCGGCCGTTTGAAAATTCGACACAAAACCAATTGGCTGCTCAAAAAATACAGGTCGCGGTTTGGTTATCTCAGGTACAACAAACCATCCTCTAGGAACGCCCGTAGGCGGTGACAAGATTACTGACGACACTTCAATTGGAACAAACTTGCGCCTAAAATGCTCAGGTACAACAAACCAACCGCGCGGAGCCTGTACGAGAGGCGCGGGGACTGTAGATGGCACGTCAATCGGAGGCATGCCTTTCTTAAGAACTTCAGGATTAACAAACCATCCGTTGAACGACGTTACTACAACCGGAGTAATAACACGCGGGTCCCAAGCAGGCGGGAATTCAAAGCGTCGTGCAGGACGAGGAACACTTTCAGGCTCACTCCTTGCAAACGCCACTCCAGAAACAACCGCAGTCTTGAATGTGCTAACAAACGCTGGCGGCGGATGAAATCTGACTGGTGGACGTGGACTGGCTTCCGGAAAATCACGATGCCAACCAGTACCAGATATAATTGCTGTCCTAAACGTTGATATAAATGCAGGCGGCGGGTGAAATCTCACCGGCGGCTTAGGCAGATTCTCACTTTCATCTCGCCACCAACCATTCGGAGGTGCAGCCCCACCACCAGTCGCCGGCTTAATAGCTATTCCAAATGTGCAGCGCTGATGATCCTGGCCTTGCGTGAAAGTCGCCGCCGTCCCCGCACCAGCAGTTGTCTGTGTCCTGAATTCCGTCCGACTGTTAGTAAAAGTATCGTCCCTCGTACCATCCGAGAAGCTCGTGCCGAGACTAATAATATCACCGCTAGCCCCAGTATCTATACAGGCACCCCAAATAAGGTCACCGTTCGTGCCAGTCGTGAACGTGCCAGAAGTGAGTGCATCAGTACCAGTGCCTACACCATTGTTGAATGCCCCACTATGACCATCGCGCTCGTCACTGGACGCCGTCGAGCAACCAGAAAACTCATCTACGCTAATCTTGCGGGCGTCGATGGACACACTGAAATTCGCAGTAATAACCGTCGGCGCATTCGTTATGTTAGTACGGGAGAACGCAGAGGCTTTCTGATTATTGACAGTATCTAATCGCGTCGTCTCGAGATTATAAGTATTTCCCTTGTCGTCTGTAACCGAACTAAGAGCAGCAGCACTAATATCATCCCACGTAACAACACCACAAACCGCATTACCGCTCCCAACCGCCGAGATAGTAATAGGGATCGTCGTGGCGCTCGTGCCAGAGTCAGTAAATGCACTGCCCTGGACGCGTGTGAAAGACATCAGTTCACCCGATGGTGGCTAATAAATTTTGCAGCGCTGTCCGGAACCCCGCTGTCTGAACACTCGAAAACGATCTAGGAGTTCGACTTCCATCAGCATTTAACTGAAATGCAAGAAGCCATGGTACACTGACCGGGAAATTGGCCACAACCCAATCAATACATGCCTGAGCTGCATTGACAGTCGCCGTAATATCACTAGTCATAGTCCCGGCATATCCCGGAACGTTAGTCGTAGCGTACGAATTGAGTCCTACAACGTTCTTCACAGCGTTAAGGTTCGCTATAAGACCTGCGAGTTGATCAAGTAGATTAAATACAAAAGTTGCATCAACAGGCCCAGCTGCCATGACTGTATTGGCACTTGTGGCTCGATCCTTTGCCTGCGCCGCGTAGTTCTGTACGACGTTGAGCGCATAGGCAAGCGAGTTCTGTGTTAGAGCCGGTGGGAGAGTCATATTCCCTCATTCCATTTCTTTCGAGTAAACTCAATACCTACCCCAGGCATTCCCGGAGCATCTCGCCTTTGCCATCCTGTCACCTTACCACAAGTCATACAACGGATACGGCAATCGCTCTTATTGTCCTCTTCCTTATCAACTAAAAGATGTAAATCATGTGAACTATCCATGTCCACATCAGATGATGGGCCTCGCGTAACATGCTGATGCGATTTGATAACATCAACATAATCACCATGACCCATATTGCCACGTGTCTGCTCTACAGGTTTACAGTCCTTTTTGGCACACTTTTTCAATTGCATAGGAACCTCTTCC